ACGCCTTCAGTAATGTCTTCCTCACCACCATAACCAAAAATTAAATCATCTAGGGTATGTTCATTGATTGTATCGATTTCAATATCTTTTGAACCTTCGACAGCTGTTGCTGCAGCACTAAAAATACCAACAAGAGCATTTGTAGTTCCTGCTCCATTTAGGATTTCAGCTGCAAGTTTCTTTTTAAGCGCAATTGATAAGTTCTTTTTAACTTCATCTAGATAGAACCCTGGAGCTAATTTTTCAAACTCTTCTGATACTTCTGTGTATGCAGTAAGTTTTGTCTTCTTAATATCCGCATAACTCAATGAAGGCTGAGTAGTTGTTGCTGCTGCACCTTCTGCTGTATAACCTGCTACTCCATAGCCTTTAATGTATGCTTTTTGATAAGTTTCTCCACCTGAAAGTTGCGTAACTGGGATTAAATCTACCAAGTGCGATACTTCATTAAATGCAGGGCTTGCTACTCCTGATTGGTGATTGATATGTAAAATATCAAGTGAACCGATACTTATAGCGCGTCCTTGCTTTAATTTTCTAGCCCTTTCTTCGATTTCTTCTACTTTTGCAGTTTCAACTTGTCCCGCTACTGCTGTTGCACCTGTGTAGCCTTTACGGATTTCTTCTGCGCGTTGTGCTTCTAATCTTGCACGTTCTTGCACCAACTCTTTAGACTCTTTGTCCAGATTTGTTAACTCTTCACCCTCTGCTGTATTCAATAAATTATCGATTTCAGCAAAGCGTGCGTTGATTTCATTAATTCTTTTTAAGATTTTATCCATTGCTTACGCTCCTTCTTTCTTTTTATTATTAATTCTTAGTCTTATAATTTCTACCTGTCGTTGTCTTGCTTTCGCTTCAGCCTCCACTTTAGCTTTTTCTGAGGCCTCCACCTCAGCGACACGTGAAGCCTCCACTTCTCCGTATCTTCTTGCAAACAATTCAGTATTCTCATACGCCGGTACTTCTACCGCTGCAACATCGTACAGTTTGTCTATTTTTCTGACAGTCCATGTATGTGTGGTCTTGTCGTATGATTCTTCTCTTATCGTGAATGCGAAGCTCATCTTGTCAATGTCGCCCCGTTTCACTAACGTGAATAAATCTCTACCTGCGGTTGTATCAGCTAAGTCAGCCTCAATTTCACCAGTTTCAGTATCGATTTTTAGCGTACCGTTCTTGTATCTTGCCATTGCCATAATGTTATTTGAATGGTTATATTTCATAAAAGCCTTAGTCAGGTCTGCCTCATCCAAGGCACCTTTTGCTATAATCTCTTTGTATTCAACGCCATCATACTCAAATAAAACAGTAGGATCATCGAATGATATTGCTTTTCCACGGATGATCATTTTCCCAGATTCTTCTTGAGGTATAGCTCTTACCTGCATTAAATGCCTATAATCGTTGTGCCTAAACATCTCTACTTTTTTATTCTTGTCCATCCTCTGTTCCTCCTTCTGGTCCATCTTCTGTATTCCCGACTTCCTGATATTCATTTTGCTTATTTGCATGTACGTAATTTAAATTAGCGTATTCTTCCTCGCCGTTTTCAAGCTTAGGAAGATATAATAAGTCCGCTACTACGTTTGGTTTATAAACTGGTAGCTTCATGTATGTTTCTGCTAGACCTTTTCTTGTAGGTAGGCTTGCCGAGTGTAATCTATTAGCATCAATTCGAATTCTATTTCCTCGATCCAGCTCACCAGTCGAGAACAATTTTATAGTTAATTCTGACTCTAACTGTATAAAGAAAGGTTCAAGTGCACTTTCATAATAGCTTTGAAAGTCAGCCTCTGTATATTCTGCTTTAACTATTTTTTCATTTGAATTTAGATAACTGTATATATCATTTTTAAACTCTTTTGTTTCTGCAACATTGATATATTTTGCTTGACTATCTACTTTTGTTACTGACGTTGCACCATCTACGTAAACTACTCCGCTCGAATCTTTACCTAGGTATGTGTCTGCGAAATACTCTGCTTGCTCTTTTTTACGCTTATCAGTTAGTGGTGTTGAAGAGGTAACTAGAAATCTAATAAAGGCGCTAGTTTTAATTGCCTGTTCTACACCTTCATATTGCGTCTGTAAAACTTTTAATACTGTATCTACAGCTTTGCTTCTCTTGCCGAATGGTAGAGTCGAAGGATCCGCTTCTCTAGTTAGAATAATCAAATCTGAACTATTGGCGATTCTTTCTATTCCTCCTAACCTAAAAGATACGTAAATCTCTCCATCAGCAGCGATCCTGCAGTCAAGTGAGTTTTTATCAAAGTCTAATGGCCATATGGCCTTTACAGGCTCTTTGAAGTTCGTTAAGTCTCTTTCAATGTAAGCTATAGAAATATTATTCATAAAATAACTATAGCCGAGAGTCCGCCATAAAACGGGGGCAGTCATCAATGGATTAGGTTTTAAATCCAGTAATATATTCAACTTTTTACGATTTTCTGCTTTTGTTTCATTTAAGTAGACAACAGGCTTAGCTTTTGATATATGTGTTGCGTGTGTATTCACGACTGCTACAAATGTAGAGTTAAGTTCCGGGTTATACTGACCAGTAAAATATGGGGTGAACGCATTCCATAGATCTGTATTAGATTTCAGTTGCCTTGATTTGCCTAAGACTTTATTAAAAAAATTACCTAAAAACCCCACATTCTCACCCCTTCATGTAATAGTCGATATTTTCGCACAAGCCAACGTATGTATTTAATATTGCTGCTGGCCCATCTATTTTTCTTCCGCGTTTATCATCCGCTTTTTTCATCATATAGTTTCCATTTCTATCCTGAACTAGTTCAATATTTGAGAACATCCATTTTGTAACAGGGTTATTTTGATATACTAACGTCTTGTCTCTCAAATGGCTTTCTAGTATTTGCATTGGAATACTTAAAGTTTTAAAGCCTTGTTGAGCTGGAATAAGGCATGTCCCTTTTGCATAGCCAAGAGATTCGAGTTCATTAACGAGGTATTGTGCGCTCCATGCATCGTAATGCATTTTTAAATACATCCACCCTTTCGATACGAAATTAGCTGCAACATAATTCGTTATGTCATGGTAGTCAATGCTGTCTTTGCCACTTATCCTGATAAAACCACGATCTACCCAAGCATTCCATGGTATTCTAGATGTCTGAGTTTGTTCTTCCAGGAATCGAGAACATACCCAATATTGAGTGATTGCAATAATCTTACTTCGTTCTCTATCAAACAGTAATGTGTTAAACGCTGTAATGTCTCCTACTCTTGAAAGGTCAAATCCACCAAGAACAATGGTATTATCGAATTGAGATAACTCCTCATCACTGTAAGCTTCTTCGTTGTTAAATACGTCGTATGGAAGCCACGCTTTGTTTTCAACCCCGATAATGTTAAAGTCCTTAACTTTTACAGTGTTTGCGAAGTTTGGATCATCCTTCATTCTTGCAACATTTGAACGTAATTGATCACGTTTCTTTATGTAGTCAATTCCTGGATTTGCTTTGATCCACATAGCTTCATCATATATTTCTTCTTCACTATCGAGCTCATAAATTATTGGGAATACTGTATCGTCTTCAACTACACCATCAAGAATTTTAGAGCAGTATGTATATGTGTCATCAAACAATCCTTCCCTCACGAAGCCTGCAGTGGTAATCATTGATATTAATGCTTCATCTCTTGACGATGTTGACTGTTTTAAAATGTCATAAATTTGACGTGCTAATTCATGAACCTCATCAATAATAGCAGTTGATGTGTTTAGTCCGTCAAAGGTTTTTACATTTTTAGAGAGGACGTTATAAGTTGATGCACCTTTTTTTGTGTAGATTGTGGGACTTGGAAATACTTTATAGCCTAGAACTTTCTGTAGTTCATTCGATTGATCTATCATCGATTGGCTTTCTTCCCATACACGGCGAGCTTGTTTAGCTACAGTAGCAGCTGCATACACTTCTGCTCCAGGTGTATCTAACGTTCGGTAATTTCCTAATACTGAGTTCTCGGTAGACTTTCCGTTTTTACGACCCCTTACATCGAAGATTTCCAAGAACCTTCTTTTTCTAGTTTCTCTATTGTAGATTCCGAATATAGCTTGCCACTTCGCTTTTTGAAATAGCATTAGCTTTATCTTTTTTCCGTACCAAGATCCTTTAGTTTGTTTACAAAATGATTCTGCAAATTTTATAAACTTCTCACCTTTTTTTTCTCTAAAATAATATTTTGGATGTTCATCTAAGACTATTGGCTTTAAGATTTTCAAGTATAAAGTCCTAACCTTTTTACCTACAATGGTTTCCCCAGATTCAATTTTATTGATGTACTCTTGTACATAATTTGCCATTAATCATCATCATCCTCATCATCATTGAAGAGTTTATCAATCGCGCTTTCTTCGTCGTCCTTCTTTCCCATAATTCCCATTCTTGCCCTGCCTACCGGGGTAAGACATAGTTGTTCTGATACACTGCTTATCGTTTTTGATTGCTTCTCCATGATGTTAAAGCATTTATCTAGAACCCTTTGCGCTTCTGGATTCGCTGCTACTACTTGAGTATATTTCGCCCAAGTTTCTTGAGCCTTACGATATATTGACCATGCTTCGCAATAGATAACTAATGCTGATACGTCTAGATCTGATAAAATATCCACCTCAAGTCCACGGTAAAGTTTTATTACCCTTCGCCATTCTTTCTTAGCTGCATCACTTAAATATTTAGGGCATGTTAACCTAGCGCTAGACTTTAATTTTGACTCCATATTTTTACGGTTTTCTAGTTCCGCATTTGATTTTTTGTATACAGCGGGATCTATAAGGTGAGCGGGAATAGGTTTCTTCCCACCTATAGCCATCTTAAATGCCATCCTTCAGATATTATCTCATAATTTCGATTTAATAAATTTAGGAACTTAATTATTCCTTGAGGAGTCAAATCGAAGTTTCTATTTATCAAAGCTATCCATTCTTCCTCAATATCTTTTAATTCTGGATTATGAGAGTTTACATTAACGCTGAACGGGCTAGGTTCTCCGATTGCATACGATAATTGAACTGTACATTCATTTGCTGTTGGTGTTATACGAAGTAAATATTTAGCTAAATATCTTGCCATATACGCTGCGCTTCTATCTACTTTTGATGGATCCTTTCCACTGAATGCTCCTCCTCCAACCGGTGAATATGGTCCATACTGGTCGCACACTATCTTTCTTCCTGTCAAACCACAGTCTGCAGTAGGACCTCCTATAGTCCAAGTTCCCGCCGGATTAATTACTATTTCAATTTCATTTATTGAAGTTAGTCCTGGGAAAGCAAAATCTAGTAATCCAGTGATATATGATTTAACTTCTTCTAGACCGACTCCATAGTTATGACATGCACTTATTAATATTTTTCTTACGCCTTTGTAGTCAGTAAGAAGCTGAGGTGAGCCGTTATAATAAACAATATTATTTAGTTTAACTTTGTCCTGATCTACTGTTACCTGACATTTTGCATCTCCTCTTAGGATTGAACCTTTTCTCTCCACATCTTCTTCAATAACTTTGATTATTGCATTTGCTAATGCTAGTCCAAATGGTTCCAAACTGTCTGCAACTTCTCTACTTGCGTAACCAAACATTATTCCTTGATCTCCCGCAGTTATCAACTCGTCGCGATCCACTGCTTCGCTGATCTCTCTAGACTGGTATCCGACTAAGTTGATTACCTTATCAACGTTATATCTTAGCTTTCTTGCTACTCTTTCTACAATGTCTTCATAGTCTATATTTGCTGTTGTTGATATTTCTCCACTTAAAACTACAGTATTGTCTTTAACCATAACCTCGCATGCAACACGCGCTTTATCATCTTGTTGTAAGCAAGCATCTAGTATTGCGTCTGCTATCTGATCTGAATACTTGTCCGGATGATATTTAGATACTTGTTCTGTTGTAATTAATTTCATTCTAATTTCTCCCTTTTTAATTTATCTTTACTGCTTTATCGCCTGTAAACTCTTCATATCTGTTGATGATTACGTCGACATATTTTGGGTCGAGTTCCATCATATAAGCCTTTCTATTTAGTTGTTCAGCTGCAATGACTACTGTCCCACTACCCGCGAAGAAAGAGTCGAGAACTGACTCGCCCGCTTTAGTTGAATTGTTTATTAACCTTCCAATCAGTTTAACAGGTTTCATAGTTGGATGCTCAGCACTTCTTGAAGGTCTATCTTCATTTATTACGCTTGTTGGTACTTTTGGATCCAACAACTTTTTCAATAGCTCTTTTGCTTCGGGTAGCTTTAGTTTGTTTATATTGATTGCATCCGGATCATCGATTACTGTTGTATAGCTTCTATCATCGATGAAGTAGTGTCCTGCTCCGTCTTTCCACCCATAGAGACATGGTTCGTGTTTCCACTGATAATCTTGACGTCCTAAGACTAGCGCATTTTTATTCCA